CGGAGACTTATGTGTAAGGGGAATGGCAAAACCTAGTAGTAAAGATGATTTAAAAGAATATGCTCTCAGGAAACTTGGAAAGCCAGTTCTAGAAATCAACGTTGACGATGATCAAATTGATGATCTCATCGATGATGCCGTTCAATTGTTTCATGAAAGACATGGTGAAGGAATTGATAGAGTATTCTTGAAGCATCAATTCACTGAAGCAGAAAGAGAATCCATGAAAGGCACTCAAGCTACAACTACTGCTACTAGTACAGCAGGCGGTGTATCTTCGGCAGACTATACAGAAACTGCAAAGTATCTACCTTTACCAGACACCATTATAGGAGTTAATAAGATATTTAAAATGGACTCATCAACCATATCGGCTGGTATGTTCAATCTCAAATATCAAATCTTCCTTAATGATTTATACTACTACGGGGCAATAGATTTACTCAATTACGGTATGACCAAATCATATCTAGAAACTCTTGATTATATGCTTAATCCCGATGTTCAGATAAGATTTAATAAGAAGAATGGTAGATTGTATATGGATATCAATGTAAATGAACTCACTAATGATCATTTTATAATCATAGATTGTTTTAGAATTGTTGATCCACAGAGTGAAACTGCTGTGTACAATGACTACTGGCTTAAACAGTATACCACATCTTTGATAAAAAAACAATGGGGTCAGAATCTCATTAAATTTACAGGAGTTAAACTACCTGGCGGATTAGAACTTAATGGTAGACAGTTATATGATGATGCGACTCAGGAATTAGAAGTTCTCATGGAGAAACTAATGTCAGAATACGCAATGCCACCACTAGACTTTGTTGGATAATGCCTTTATCACCCTTCTTTCTAAATGGATCTCCAAGTGAACAAAGACTAGTTCAAGACTTGGTGAACGAACACTTACAACTGTTCGGTCAGGATATCCTATATCTACCCAGAAAAATCGTTAATGAGAATACAGTTGTCAGAGAGATCACTGCTTCTAAGTTTGACGATAGTTTTAGACTGGAGGCATATCTAGTAAACACTGATGGTTTCGGATCACCTTCTGATATCTTAACTAAGTTTGGTGTTAGAGATCAAGACGAATTGACATTAGTTGTATCTAAAGAAAGATATGACGATTTCATTACACCATTCATAAATCTATTCCCAGAAGAAGAAAGGATTAATGCCAATTCTCCACATGAAGGTGATTTGATTTACTTACCTTTGGATAATGCTTTGTTTGAGATTAAGTATATTGAAAGAAAAGTACCTTTCTACCAAGTAAATGATCTATTCATGTATGAGTTCAGATGTGAAATCTACGAACCATCAGATGAGGTCATTGATCTTCCAGACGGATTGACAGATAAAGAAGGAGTAGATGTTGATGAATCACTTGGATCTACTAGTGGTCAGACTATAACTATACAATTAGAAAAAGATACATCTCAAAATGCAGTGGCATATGTATCTCTTGCATCTACAGTTACTGGTGTCAAATCTATACAACGTGTTCCAATGTTTGATGGTGGTAACTATAGAGGAACACCAACGGTAACAATACATAAACCAACACAGGGTAATCAGGCTACTGGTAGTGTAACTATTGCAGAAGGCGGCATAGATGCCATCACACTCACATCTGCTGGATCAAATTATCTTAGAGTTCCTACAGTATCATTCACACCACCTAATCTAGCCACATCATCTCAGATTAAGTTTGGTAATAACTCACTACATCACACTGGCATCTCCGATGTAATTGGTGCTAACTTTGCATTTAATACTAACGCAGATTCTAGAGATAGTGGTAATGGTAGACTATCATTAAGTTTTTGGTTGTATCCAACTAAGTTTGATCCAGCTACTAATGGTGGAACTGTCATGTGGACTGATAGATTCAAAATATATTACAGAGAAACAGGTAATATAGTGTTTGCTTCTGGTTCTGGATCTATTGAGAACACTACTCAACTTAATTTAAATGCGTGGAACTTCATTAGAGTAGAACAATACAATACTGACGCAACTATATCTGTAAATGGAACTGTAAGTAACAGTCTTAACACAGCAAACCCAATTATGTTCTTTGCTGGTGATCAACTTAAACTAGGCGCAGATACTGCTGGTGCTGGTTTCATTCCTACTCAGACCGCATCATGGGAAGGATTCATGGATCATATAACCCTTAACTTGACTGGCGATAATGCTACGAGTTCTAATAGTGCAACACAAGTTCCAAGTTCAGAGGCATCACAAGAGACTGACATCGTTACATCAACCACTGCATCATTTATTAATAAGTTAGATAACGAACAACCAATAGTCATTTGTACAACTAATGCAGCAAGAGAAATATCCGCACTAACAGTAACCTATGAGGGATGGGGTTACACTTCTGTTCCTATTATGACAATAGAACAACCTGATCGAGGAACTCAGGCCACTGCTGTTGCAATCATGACCAGTAGATCTGGTGTTTCAAATCAATCTGTTGATAGAATACTATTAATCAACCCAGGCACAGGATATACTACTCCTCCAAATGTGGTATTTACTGGTGGTTCTCCTGTATCAACTGCGATTGCAACTGCTGTAATTTCGGAGGCAGTATTAGGGCCTATAGGAATTACAACTGGTGGACTTGGATATACCTTTACACCTACAGTTGGAATTACATCTGTATACATACAACAGTCGAACGAGACTGAACCTCTATTGATGAACGCACAGGCAGAAGCAGTAGTAAGTTCAGCTGGTACTGTCACACAAGTTAGATATAGTAATGCTGGTGCTGGTTATACATCTACATCTGCAACTGTTGCCATATCTTCTGTCACATCCAATTCCTTCGGAGAATTTGAAAGAGATGAGATAGTAAAAGGTGTGTCCACTGGAACTAGTGCATATGTTGCTAGTTGGAATACCGCAGATAATATTCTTAAGGTTGCAATACCTAGTGGTGACTTTGCGGTAGGAGAGGTAATTGTTGGTGCAGCTGCAAGTTACAGAATACTTTCTGTAGATACACAATTCGATATTGGCTTTGCTGGTAACGATGAAATAGAGACAGAGGCAGACACTATTATAGACTTCTCGGAAAGAAATCCATTCGGTGAGTTCTAAATACTATTATAAGGTGGTAATATTATGTTAACCAATCATTTCTATCATGAGATCATTCGTAAGACAATCGTGTCTTTCGGAACCTTGTTTAATAACATTGAGATCCAACACACGGACAAGAGTGGCAAAACGGTAAGTGTTGTTAAGGTTCCTATATCTTATGGCCCACAACAGAAATTTTTAGCAAGAGTATCTCAAGGTAGAGACTATCAGGATGGTGTTGCAACTACACTAAGTTTACCTAGGATGTCTTTTGAGGTCATGGGTATGAATTACGATGCATCGAGAAAAGTTTCTACAATGCAGACATTCAAGTCTGTAAATAAAAATACTAATAAGATGGTTAAGGCATTCATGCCTGTCCCATACAATATCAATATGCAACTTAGTATTCTAGCTAAGTTGAATGAAGACGCTATACAAATATTAGAACAGATATTACCATATTTTCAACCAGCATTTAATCTTACGATTGATTTGGTAGATATAATAGGAGAAAAAAGAGATATGCCAATCACTCTGGAGGGAATCCAGATGGAAGATAACTACGAAGGTGATTTCCTAGAAAGAAGAGCATTAGTATATACTCTGAACTTTAACTGTAAGACATATCTATTTGGCCCAATCAATAATAGTAGTGAAGGTCTTATCAAGAAAGTGCAAACAGACTACTATTCAGATACATCAAATACTAAGACTGCACCTAGACAACAAAGATACACTGCTGTACCAGCAGCTGTCAAAGATTATACCAATGATGCCACTGCAGCAACTAATGAAACTATAGACACTGTGAGAACAGAGTTTGATGTTAACAGTGCAGTGTCATTGAGGAAAGGAGATTATATACAGATAGATGAAGAGAAGATGTTGATTAGATCTATTACAGGTAATAGATTATTAGTCAAACGTGGCCAATATACGAGTGTGATTAAACCACATGACATAAATGTACCAATCAATGTAATCAATGTACAAGATGATATACAAGTCATTGAAGGTGATGACTTTGGATTTGGTGAAACTAAAACTGATTACGCCGATGGATCTATTTACAGTAGTAGTCAAGGGAGGGACTCTGACTTATGATTGAAGACGAAACATTTGACGAAATAGATCAGTCTCTAGAAATTACTGATAGAGGGGCTGAGATTATGAAAAAAGAACCTGTCAATAAACCCACTAGAACCACTCCTAATAGTCTAGAAAAATCTAAGAAACCTGATATTGAAACAGACTATAATTATAGTCGTGCTCAGTTATACTCTCTAGTTGAGAAAGGACAGGAAGCCGTGGATGGTGCATTGGATGTTGCACAACAATCTGACTCTGCAAGGGCGTATGAAGTTGCTGGTCAACTTATCAAACACGTTGCAGATACGGCAGATAAACTGATAGATCTACAAAAGAAAATGAAAGATATAGATGAAGTAAAAGATAAGAATACTACTAATGTTACTAATAATTCGTTGTTTGTGGGAAGCACATCTGAATTACAAAAGATGTTGAAACAGACCATAAAGGACAACAATAAATAGTAGTATGAAAAGATTCAGAACACTACGAGAAGAGAACTGGTCAAGATTGAATAAGTATGGTGCAACCTATACCATCACTTTTATATTCAGAGGACAGACCAAAATGATTCAAATGTTTTTCCCTCAAAGGGCAAGACCATTGAAAAAGAATGTCCAATATGAATTAGAAAAAGTATATCCTACTGGTAAAGTTATATACTTCTCACCATCAGAAAAAGATCCTACGAAACCATTATTAGTAATTGATGCATAATATATCATGGTACAACATGAACAATACCTTGGAAATCCTAATCTAAAAAAAGCAAACGTTGCTCAGAACTTTACTAAGAAACAAGTTGCTGAGTTTTTGAAGTGTGCAGCCGATCCTGTATATTTTGCACAGAAGTATGTGAAGATCATCAACTTGGATGAGGGTCTAGTGCCATTCCAGATGTATGACTTCCAAGAAAAGTTAGTTAATAATTTCCATAATAATAGATTTAATATATGTAAGATGCCTCGACAGTCAGGTAAGTCAACGACTGTTGTATCGTATCTTTTGCACTATGCCATCTTCAACGATAGTGTCACAATAGGTATCCTTGCAAACAAGGCTCAGACTGCGAGAGATCTACTTGGTAGATTACAAATTGCATATGAGAACTTACCCAAGTGGATGCAACAGGGTATCATTGCATGGAACAAAGGATCAATGGAATTGGAAAACAAATCCAAGATCATTGCCGCATCTACCTCCGCATCAGCTGTTCGAGGTATGTCATTCAACATCATATTCTTAGACGAATTTGCGTTCGTTGCCAACCATTTAGCAGATGATTTCTTTAGTAGTGTATATCCTACTATTAGTTCTGGTAAGTCTACTAAGGTAATTATTGTTTCTAC